GCAGTGGTACCAAGCTATTCGGCGTTGTTATCGTTTCGGGCAGGAGAGACAAGTGAATGTGCATATAGTCACTAGCGAAGCCGAATCGAGCGTATTAAGAAATATGCTACGAAAGGAAAAACAGGCTGAAGAATTGTATGATGGAATCGTTAGAGAAATGTCACGATTCCAAGTCAAAAAACAACAAAGCACAGAATACACTAAGAAAGTGAAACTTCCATCATGGCTGTAGCAATGCAGAAAAGTACAAAAGATTATTCCATTTACTGTGGCGATTGCATAAAAGTGCTGCCGTCTATAAAAGACGAATCTATAGGGTTTAGTATTTTCTCCCCGCCATTTTCTTCCTTGTATTGCTATTCCGATGACGATGCTGATTTGAGCAACAATAAAACGCCGGAAGACTTTTTCAAGCATTTTGGTTTTGTTGTCGAGCAATTGCATCGTGTATTGATGCCAGGAAGGATTATTGCCGTTCATTGTATGGAGCTGCCAACTCATAAATCGAGCGGCGAAGAAATTGGCATTTGGGACTTTCCTGGGGACATTGTACGGTTGTTTCTAAAACATGGATTCATTCAACATACGCCCCGCATAACAATCTGGAAAGACCCGCTGATAGCAGCCGTGAGAACTAAAGCAATCGGCCTAGCTCATAAGCAGATTGTCAAGGATTCGGCATTTTGTAGAACGGGAATTCCCGATTACGTTATAGCCTTCCGAAAGAAGGGAACGAATCCCGTTCCCATAGCTAATCCCGATGCCCTAACAGAATATGCCGGTAGTAGGTCAATTCCAAAAAAGTTTGATTCTTTCATCGGCCACAAACATGCAAAGACAAATAAGCGGAGCCACTGGATATGGCAGCAATACGCAAGTCCTGTATGGTTTGATATTCGGCAAACAAACGTACTTCCTTATCGTGAGGGACGATCCGAGGAAGACGAGAAGCATATTTGCGCCCTTCAGCTTGACGTGATAGAGCGTTGTATGACTTTGTGGACGAAGAAAGACGATATTGTACTCACGCCATTCATGGGTATAGGAAGTGAAATTTATGTAGCTGTGAAGAATGGAAGAAGGGGCCTTGGTATTGAGCTAAGCAATCGTATTACAAACAAGCTGCTAAAAACATTGCGGCTGCAAAGGAAGAGTCTATATCGGTATTCAATGATAATACCAATACTTCCAAGCGTGAAAGGATTTGATTTATGTCCATAGGATTTTTTGAGACTCGGGCAGAAAAGACAAAACCAAAACGTAAGAGTACCAGAAACTTTGGGGGATCAAAAAAGCAATTAGCCATAATTGATTATAGTCGGTTTCGGGAATTGGGTTGTGACGACTGCCCGTTGCTTTCGGACGAGTTAAACAGCCCTAAAATGAAACCTACTGGGGATAAACAACCAACAATCTACATATTGGGAGAAGCACCGGGGGCCGACGAAGACCGTGAAGGAAAGCAATTTGTTGGGCGTAGCGGAAAGCTACTACGGAACGAATTGAAAAAATACCTTCCCGAGTATTGCACAATTCGATGGGACAATACCTGCCGCTGCCGACCCCCAAAAAATAGAACACCCGAGCGTGAAGAAATAGAGCGTTGCAGAAACAGCATCCAAGCAAGTATTGAACGGGCAAAACCAAAAGTATTGGTTGCCGTAGGTGCCACCGCCCTTCTATGGGCGATTGGCGAGAACGGAATAATGAAGTGGCGAGGAAAGTTTATTCCCATTCGCATAGGTAGCCACACATGCTGGCTTTACCCAATTCTCCATCCGGCATTTATTCTTCGCTCGGGCGGTGATTTTGGCGGGGAGGAGAGCGGGGATTGGGGTATGGTATTCAGTCTCGATATAAAACGTCTAGCTTCGCGTATAAGCGAGGGTTTGGGAGATCCTAGCCCAGAACGCCTAGAAGACCTAGAAAGCGGCTTACGCTACGCTAGGGACGCCCAGGGGCTTGCCAAATTGGATAGGCAGCTTACCCAGTGGGCGGAATCCAAGGCCGAGATAGCTTTTGATATTGAAACAGATCGTCTACGGCCATATTCACTCCAAAGACCATTGGAAGGATTGCTGGCAATTTCCTTCAGCGATGGAAATATAACATGGTCCGTTCCGGTTAGCCATAAGGAATCAAACTGGTCGCCGGATGATTACGAAAACTTGCAAGGAATCATTCTAAGATTCCTACGTAGCCGGTGTATTAAGATAGCCCACAACCTTCCCTTTGAGATGGAATGGTTGACTTCTATCTTTGGCCATGAGCCGCCGTGGAAGCGAAGTGGCTGGGGCGATACGATGACCCAGGCTTATTACTTGGATGAGCGGCGTGGTGGTTTAGGTTTGGACCATCTCTGTATGTACCGTTTTGGATTTCCATTGAAAGTACAAAGCGATGTAGACCGGAAGAATCTTGCAAGTCTAGCCATTGATAAATTGCTTACATACAACGCCCTCGATTCCAAGTATACTGCAAGATTGTATCAAGTACAGAAAGCGGAGTTGGAGAGGGAAGGTCTTTGGGCAGCATACAAGGGACAGCTATCACGATGCTTGACTTTGGTGAAGGCTCAGCAAAAAGGCTTGGTTGTAGATATTCCTGTAGTTGAGAAGTTTCAACGAAAACTTGAAAAAGAGATTGCGGAATGCAAGCAGGAGATTAGCAATAGCAAGGATGCAAAGCTATATCAGAAAAAGACCGGCGAAGAATTTTCTCCAATGTCACCCGACCAAGTTGCCGTATTGTTTCGGGATATTTTGGGAAGGCCGGAAGGACAAACACGGAAAAACAAGTCTGGCTATTCCGTAGATGAAAAAGTGCTGGGGGCAATCAAACTTCCGATTGCAAAAGCAATTTTGCAGTTGCGGAAAAAGATCAAGCTAAAAAGCACCTACATTGATGGGTGCGCCCCAGGAGGTAAGCAAGTATATCCAGATGGAAAGCTCCATACCAAGTTCAACGATCTGTTTACAGTTACGGGCAGGCTAAGTAGTGAAGAACCAAATGTACAAAATTTTCCTATGAGGGAGCATCCTTGGATTCGTGCAATTGTTACAACGCCAAAAACAGATTCCAGGACGGGAAAGCCACGCGATTATATTATGGTATCGGCCGACTACGGACAGATCGAGCCTAGAGTAATTGCAATGGCCAGCGGTGATAAACGCTTAGGAAAACTGTTGAAAGAACGATATGACATTCATGGGGATTGGGCAGAGCGTATCGCAGCAATAGACCCTAGAGCGTTGAAAGCTCACGGGGATATGAAGGGCTTGCGGCAAGATGTAAAAAGTAATTGGGTACTGGCCGGATTCTACGGGGCTATGTGGGAAAACATTCAAGCAAGGCTACACCTTAGCGGTGCTTGTGCTGAATTGTTTGATGAATTCAAGTCAGAGTTTCCAGGTGTATGGGCTTGGCAAGATCAGCAAGTAAAATTGTATAAGAAGTATGGCTATGTTTGCTGCTTGACGGGTAGGCGAAGACATGCCCCTCTATCAATGAATCAATTGCTCAACAATACAACGCAGGGAACGGCCAGCGATATTGTTGTTGACGCGATGACCCGGCTAAGTATTCGGGCAGAAAGGGAAAATGAACCTGTTTATCAGTCGATGCTGAATATCCATGACGATTTGGAATTTTACGTTCCAAAGAAAAAGCAGGATATTATAATTCCAGAGATTGTATGGGATATGCTTACGCCGAAATTCGAGTGGGTAACAGTGCCTTTAAGTGTGGAAGTTAAAGCCGGTCCTAATTGGGCCGACATGGAAAAAATAGGAACCTTTTTCTCGGATGAATTACCATGATTAGTCAAGACCTATCGCGTAAGTACCGGCCAAAGACTTGGAAAGAGGTTGTTGGCCAAGGGCCTGTAGTGAAGTCTTTACGGGCTGTGCTAAAAGCTGGTGGAAAACATAGCTTTTTGCTTGCCGGGCCTTCTGGAACTGGCAAAACCACGTTAGCGAGAATTATTGCATCGACTGTCGGTTGTGAACCGCAGAATCTTTTAGAGATAGATGCTGCTAGATATACTGGTATTGATTCCATGCGTGTTGTTATGGATGGAACACAATATAAGGCATTTGGCGATTCTATAATCAAAGTAATTATCGTTGATGAAACTCATAGTTTGAGCAAAAATTCATGGCAAAGTCTCCTGAAAAACGTAGAAGAGCCGGATGAGCATGTGTACTGGATTTTTTGCACAACGGAACCCGGAAAGGTTCCAAACACTATTGTAACACGATGTGCTACGTTTCATTTGCAGCCTGTAAAAGTAGACGATATTTTTGACTTGCTCGTTAAAGTATCATCTGAAGAAAGCTACGAAACTCCGGAAGAGGTTTTGCATTTGATTGCAAGGCAGGCGATGGGTTCACCACGTCAAGCATTGACCTATTTATCGCAATGCTATGGTTGTGAAACGGTCAAGGATGCTTTGCCATTATTGCAGAAGGCTGATGAGGAAGGCGATGCAATAAACCTAGCACGAGCCTTGGTGAAGGGTGGGCTTACGTGGGCCAAAGTGGTGAAGCTGCTGGAGCCGATACGGGACCAATCTGCGGAGTCTATTCGCTTGGTGACGTTGGCATATTTAACCACTGTAGCTTTTGGGTCAAAGACAGATGCACAAGCAGGAAAAGCCCTCGAAATGATCGACGCTTTTTCCGGTGATAGTTACAATTCATCGGAAGGCTTTGCACCATTATTGCTTTCTATTGGCCGTTTAATTTTCCAAAATTAAGAAAGCCCTTAATTTGTATATTAAGGTAGGAAAGGAATTATCTCGATGGTTAAAAAACATGACTTAGCGGAACGTATCAAGATCGACCAAAACGCCCTCAACGACGAATTGGTTGCACAGCCAGAATTGTTTATGGCTGCCTCCAATGCATACGTGATGGCTGTATCGGAGCGTGACGAGGCAAAAGCCGATGTCGATGTAGCTCGTGCCGAAGCGTACTTTAATATACGGCAAAAGTCCAAGGAAAAAGTGACGGAAGCTGCAATCTCTGCACAGATTGAGCTAGACAGAAACTATCGTGTTGCTTGTAAGAATTATTTAGAAGCAAAGCAATCGGCATCAGAGGCGGAAACACTAAAAGAATCCTTCGCCCAAAAAAGCTACGTCTTGAAAGAGTTGGCAGCTTTGTATATTGCTGGATACTTTGGAACAAGTAGCGTATCCGGCCCGGAATCTCGTGAGGTTCAGCGACGTGGGTATGAGGAAAAAAGGTCCGAAATTGCAAAACAGAGAAGGGCCAGATTATGAACGAGCCGACAGTGATTATTGATTTTTCAATGGTGTTTTTCTGGTTGTGTGTTTTACTTGTAACGCTAGCATTGCTGCCTTGGATTAGTTATGGTATCAGGCTATTGGGTCGGGCTTGGTATGCAGGCAGAATGGATGCGATCCAATCTTCGTTTCAATCTAAGTCAAGGGAGTTGAAAGAATGCGAAAAGAGAGAAAAAGTTTCCAGTACGAAAAGCGATCCAAAGATGATGTAAAGAAACGCGCTTCACAAAGTGGTGGATTGTTCGATTCGATTGTGAAGCAGAGCTTTACATCATTCACGCCGAAGGAAGGTGATTACCGATTGCGGTTCCTCCCACCGACGTGGGAAAATCCAGAGCATTTTGGCTTTGATATTTTTGTTCACTATGGTATCGGTAGTGACAATCAATCCTATCTCTGCCTGGAAAAGATGAAGGGGGAAAAGTGCCCAATTTGTGAAGAGCGGAAACGGGCCGAAAAAGCTGGCGATGCGGATTATGCCCGGACACTGACGCCAACAAAGCGTGTTTTGACTTTTGTCATTGATCGGGACAACGAGGATGACGGACCACAGTTGTGGTCAATGGCCTGGACTATTGATCGTGACTTGGCCAATCTTTCAATTGATAAACGCTCGGGCGAGTACATGGCTCTGGACGATCCAGAGGACGGCTACGATGTGGAATTTACCCGAACGGGAAAGGGCCTGAAAACCAAGTATGTTGGTATTCAAGTAGCCCGTCGAGCATCAACACTTTCCGATGATCCCGATCAATCTGAAGCATGGCTGAAGTTTGTTTCGGAAAATCCGCTTCCTGAAGTTTTGCAGTATTATGACTACGATCATATTGCTGCTGCCGCACAAGGTAAGCCAAAGGATGCGGATGACGATGACGATGAGGAGGAAGATCGGCCAACACGGTCTAGCAAGTCTTCTAAGGAATCTTCACGTCGTAAACAAGACGATGACGAAGAGGAAGAGGAAGAAAAAATTCCTCCGAAACGTGCATCTACGAAAAAGAGTAAACCCGTAGATGATGATGACAACGATGACGACGATGACGATGATGAAGAGTTTGATTGTATTGCTTGCTCCGATACGGGTAAGAATAGCAAAGGCGGATTTTGTGTTTGTGCCAAAGGCAAAAAGCTAAAGGCTAAAAAACCCGCTCCTGAAGACGATGATGACGATGAGGAGGACGACGAAGAAGAAAAACGCCCTACCCGGAAAGCTGCGGAGTCTGCAAAGAAAAAGCTTGTCGGGAAAACTGCCCAAACATCCCTTTCTGATGATGAAGACGATGATGATGAGGACGAAGAAACGATTCCTCCGAAACGTGCATCTACGAAAAAGAGTAGACCCGTAGATGACGAGGATGAAGACGATGACGAGGACGAAGATTAGGAGATTCCCCGGTACACACCACTTTGTAAGTACGGATGTTTCCGTAGCGACGTAAAGCCGCATCAATAAGTGGGCCGGGGTTAAACAATCGCGGTTCCGGTTCGAGTTGGTTCCTGCCCCACCAATATCGGGCCGGGCCGCGAGAGACCGACAATGGAGCGGCTGGATGCATGTGGTGGCCCGCCCTTCGGCGATGTTTACATCGGGAGAGCAATGGGTATGGTATCCTCGGCGAGAGCGAGACTCGCCCGCTCCACTACTTTTATATAGAAAGCAAATAATGGCAAAACGACAACGACTACAATCTGGCGGGGCCTATTTTGATCCGCCAAGGTCGGTAGACATAGTAAGTACAGGTTGCTGTTTGCTAGATTGCATTTTGGGTGGTGGATGGGCCGAGCGTGTAGTGAATGTTGTGGGCGACAAGTCCAGCGGGAAGAGCCTTTTGTGTTGTGAAACAGCGGCCAATTACCTAAAAAAATATCCAAATGCGTCGGTATGGTATCGGGAAGTGGAAGCGGCTTTTGATGAAGATTATGTTGCTTGTATGGGCATTCCAGTCAAGCAATTTGATATGGTTAGTGATATTTTTTCTGTGGAAGACGTATTCGAGGAATTGGAGAAACTTATTGAAGCAAAGAAACATGGTTTGTACATTATAGATTCTTTGGATGCTTTGTCGGATCGCGCTGAATTGAAACGTAGTATGGGTGAAGGAA